GACCCGACCCGATCACCCAACCCGATCCGACCCAAAACCACCAAAACCCCCAAAAGATAGATTTCAAACTAACGTCTTTCACGCCGATCGCCCACAAAGCCCGCTAGCGACATTTTAGACCCAAACCGCCATTTCGACCCCTCAACCCCGTCAAGGGGCTTAAAACCGAATAATCGTCTTTGAGACATCCGAGGGTCAACATACCTGTAGCAAATCAAAACGCCTCACAGAGCCTCTCAGAGCGTTTGTTCACTACATTACACACGTAACACACAAAACTAGTGAACACCCTCCAAGTGATAGAGAGACTCAATCTCAATAAAGAAGGGGGATGCCAGATCAATGCTGCCGTGATGCTGCCGTGAATGGATCACACACCCCCAAATAAACAAACACACCAACGCATCAACGTATCCGCATATGATGATATGATAGCAACGTATCAACGTATCATGATACGACGATATGATAGCACAGGCAGCAACAGGTGAACAGGTGAGCATGTGCAGCAGGTGCAGGGGTGGAGGGGGTGAGGAGATGTGGGAATGTGTCAAAGTCATTATACATATACCGCCCTACAAAAAATACATTTCAGATATCCGACCATCGTGTCGGCATGTTAGATGGTACATTATTAAGCTATTACTTATGGTAGGCAAAATCCAGTTGTGGGTCGTGGAATGTTATTTACGTATACCTTATGGTATGGAAAATCCAGTTTAGGGTGTAGGCACAAAGAAGCCACACGTTGTTAGCGTATGGCTTGAGTTGTTTCCGAAATGGAAATAGTTGCTAGATTTGATGCATAACGATAAATCCCTCTCCAGCCATAGTGCCAATTACGTTGTAATCAATCCACTCCATGGCCTCTTCCTCGGACATTCCCATGCCCTCAAATGTTGATACCATTGCGCTGTAGTCGTATATAATGAGCCCCTTGTGGCTAATGCCCACAATGGCCTCGTCCAATCCATCAAATCGGATTGCGTCTGGATCGCAGCAATTAAGTTGGTGTTCTAGTTCTATTGATTTATCGTCCATTATTATTTGGGTTGAGGGTAAAGGGAGTCTTCTGGATTCATGAGTATCTCTGCCCCCTCTAAGGGAGACCGTTCCATTCGTGGCCCTATGCCAATATACGGCGAGAAGGACACGGTGTGCGTGAGCCGACCATTGCCTAGCTTCTGCCTATTGAGGTAGCCCCGCCCCTCCAGTTCCCTCATGGCGGATTGAACGGCATCTACTGAGTCCCTCATATCTAGGGATATACGCTTGCAGGAGAAGTCCCAGTTAGCTGGCTTTGTCTTCATATAGCCGAACAGCCCCTTAGCCTTCAGGGATACGTATGGGTCGTTCCAGATGGGTTCCTCGGTATTGTCGTCGTCAATGGACCACGCTGGGTTGTATAGCCACTTGCCTTTCAGTATGTCTCTCATAGTCCATATTATACCATAAAAGTCAATGTCTGTCAAGCTATTGACACGTGTTGTAAGGTAAAGGGAATGGGCAGGGAATATAATCGCTGGTGGTGGAGAACACTCTCCGCAGCAGAGCAGGAGAGGATACTGCTACGTGAGACATCAGAGCCATTTGCGGTTCATTGCATCAAGACAATATTTAAACAAAACGCAGAAGCCACACGAGCTGAACTCGAAACGGCAGAAGCACTAACAGAGGAGATTGAATTATAGCCATGTCAACAAAAGGAAGTCAGCCACGAACACTAAACCGAGATGCCGCTAAGTATCGAAGCAATCTCTCGTTAATCAAGAAGGACACCCGCAAGGCTTCGGACAAGCGGGAGGTCCCTAAGGATCAATTGCCAGCAGGCATTCGGTCGCGCACCATCTATGGAGGTAATAAATAAATATAATGACACAGGACGAAAGTGATGAAGTAATTGAGCAGATTAATGCGTTTCTGGCGGAGAGGTCAATGAACTACGCGTTTGCAATCCTTGACGAAGACGGTGATTTGCGTTACAATTACAGTAATTGGCGCGTTGGCAAGATGCTGTTCGCTGACAGTCTGATTGATATGTCCCAAGAGATGATGATGCTAGATAATGCCATCTGGGGTGAAGTTGAGGATGACGACGATGAGTGAGGAATTGCAACTAGAAACTAAGAACTTCATTACGAAGAAGCTCAGGGATGCACAGGAAGCCACTGGGCATGGTCGTGCATGGTGTAAACGTGAGCCGAAGAAGTGGGCGCTCGTCGCACAGCACATCATCCAGAAGCCAGATGAGGTCAGCACGTTCCTGCGCAAGAATAAGATCACGAAAAACTTTTACTACGATGTGCAGACGGAGCTAATGGCAGACCCAGAGTCGTCAGAGATACGCAACGCATGGGCATCTGAAATATCATCCGTCCTGTTCCAAGGACTAGATACCTACCGCAAATCACAGAACCAGTATTCTGATCGTGTGGAGAGTGGGGACATTGAGATTGACGGCAACGAGCTGTTCAAGCAAGGCAAGAGCTTGCAGGCGTTCAACGACATTCATTCAAAGCTGACGGGCAACAACGTTCAGCGTGTGGTCGTCGAACACAAGACCACACTAGACGAGGCTGAGGAGTATGCTCGTAAGATGCTCGAGGGTATACCAGAGGTAGAGGTTGTAGACTAACATGAGGTTCTCGGAACATCCAATACTCAAGGGTCCATCGCCCGAAGCCATCAAGAAGCTGTGCTTCAATGCTGACGGCTCTACAAAGCCAGAGGGTCTCAAGGCTCTCATGGAGATGCACAGGATGCACGAGGAAGCTGTGGCTAATGCTGATGATGACCCGCTTAACTTCGGTGTATCGCTAGAGGGCTGGGTGTATGCCGACAAGATGCTTGAGGACTACGATACGCTCATGATCTTCGGTGGCAATCGTAGCTCAAAGACCGAGTATGGCGCTAGGAGCGTCGTGAAGGCTGCACTGGAGAACCCTAAGTCTATCATCGTATGTTTCGCGCAGGACGCTGACGCATCCATCAGGACGCAGCAATCAGCTGTCTACCGCTATCTACCGCCAGAGTTCAAGGTGAAGACCAAGGGTGTGCTGGAGTATTTGAACTACACCGTCAAGAACGGATTTACTGGGCAATCCTTCATCCTACCCAATGGCTCACAGGTACTATTCCACACGTACAGCCAGTTCATCGCCAACCGCAGTAAGTTTGAGGGTCTTGAGCTTGGTTCTAAGACACCAGAGTGGCACAACATCGGTCTGTGGCCAGACGAATACCTAGAAGACGGAGACCTAATCCGAACCATGCGATTCCGCCTAGCTACGCGGGATGCCAAGATGATGCTGACGTTTACGCCCATCGATGGCTACACGCCATTCGTAGCTGAGTTTTTAAAGGGAGCAGAGACAAGGAAAACGCGCAAAGCACCATTGCTGGATGGAGAAGAAGTTCCAGTGACGCAATATAGCCCAGAGAAGGATGCAGGTATCGTATACTTCCACTCTGAGTTCAATCCGTTCGGCGGATATGAGCGTATCGCAAAGGAGCTAAAACACAGCACTAGAGACGAGATCCTTACTCGTGCATATGGTGTTCCAGTCAAGAGCATGACATCTCTGTTCCCTCTGTTTAGTCAAAACGTACACGTTCTTTCAGATGACAAGTTTCCAGACCTGTCAGATAAAAAGAAGTATACGTGCTATCAAGTGGTAGACCCAGCTGGCGCTCGTAACTACACTAGCCTGTGGGCGGGAGTGACTGGCGTGGGCTCAGATACAGAGATATACATCCGCAGGGAGTGGCCAGACCGCAAGACATACGGACCTTGGGCTGAGTTTGGTGATCCATACTGGAAGTTTGGACCAGCATCCAAGAAATTAGGTTACGATGTCGTCGGATACTGTAAATTATTCTCAGACATTGAAAAAGAACTTGGAATTGAACCATTCGAGCGTATTGGTGACTCCCGCTTCTTCGCTAACGAAAATGCAGACAACACTGATCTGTTTGACCAGTTTTCGGCACACGACTTCCACTATGTGCCATCCATGGGTTCACAGGAGGAGCAAGGGTTGACCGCAATTGACGATTGGTTCTATTACAATGTAAACCTGCCCATCGACGCGGCAAACAAGCCACGCGTATTCATACACGAGGATTGTGGCAATTTAATCTACGCCATTATTAACTATAGCGCACAAAAAAAGAAGGACGAGGCACTAAAAGACTTTATTGACTGTCTTCGCTATCTGCGAACAGCAAACTACGGACAAGGACCAGAACACTACTCAAACGGCAAGCTAAAATGCTTAGTTAGCTCGGGAGGATATTAATTATGACAGAATCAGAACACGAAACCTGCAAGTCCCTGGCGGAACAGCTAGGTAAACCATACACAGCCATGTCAATTGGCAAGCTACGAGCTGCTGTATGTTCAGAAGAAGACCTAGACGGCAAATACATCCTACCGACAGGCGTTCTCAAGATCACGGCTCAAATCAAGGGCGAGATCAAGGTTATCGAGGAAGCGTCACCAGCAATCGTCACGGTTCGCGTCCTGCACCACCAGACGGGTAATCCTCGCTTTATATTCGCGGAAGACCCAGATACACGCAGAAAGGTTCGTGTGTCAGTGCCTAAACGCCATAAGCATATTATTAATCAAGTCGGCAAGCGACTCAAGGTCAACAAAGTCGATCAAGATGGAACATCATACTACAGATACCCAGCTATCTAGGCTGTTCATAGCGGACAACGCCGACGTATGGGCGACAATCGACATGATCCGAAACGATAAGGTCGGTAACATCGACGCTATGACCGACGAGGGCTGGGCTGACTCACTTGGATACGACGAAAACCGACTGGTAAAAATAGCGAGTTCAGTCAAGTCCAGGCGAGCGCTTGACACGCGTGTTAGTCTCTCGGTATCAAGTCAGTGCGGTGTAATTAATCAATAGGACTGTCTGTGGTAAAATGAAAACAATGGCTATAAATAGAGATCAAGATAGAGATGAGTCGGATGTATATTTTGACGAGTTCGACTACAATCAGTTCAAGGAAACCTTTGACGAGGATGTGGACAGTCTTGCTGACTTCATCAAACGATGCTCGGATTCTGCCGACATTCGCCATTGCCAATGGGAGGGCAAGACAACCGACCTAAAGAAGTCTGGCGAGACAGCTTTCCCATTCCAGAACTCTAGCGATACCGAGGTACACTTAGCCGAGTATCACATCTCCTCCCAGATCGCCATTAACGAGAACGCACTGCGAAAGTCGTCGATCCGTGCCTATCCACGCAACATTCAAGACGTAGCACGTTCAGCGGAGGTCACAGCCTTTATGAAGTGGCTGCGTGACGCTGGTATCAAGGACTTCTGGCAGCAAATGGAGAAGTCAGACAACTACGCACAGGAGAAGTCTCTCCGTGTGGCATATTGCGACTACAAGTCCCCCACTAAGCGTTCCTACGAGAAGGTATTCGACCTAGAGGAGATTCAGAAGAGTTTCCCAGAGCAGGCAGATGACTACATCGAGATCCTAGCCGACGAAGACCGCGTAGAGGAAGCACTGGAAGTATTTAACTCAATCCCAGGGTGGGAGATCAACGAGAAGCGCGTAAAGAAAGCACTTCGCGAACTGCGCAAAACTGGAACAGCAAAAATCCCAGTAACTATTGAGGATCAGGGTGAGCCAGTGGTGCAAGTTCTAGCACCAGATGAAGAGTTCTTCGCCCCAAGCTACACAACAAATTTCTGCGACGCCACTCGCTGTCACACGCGTAAGCCAATGACCCCCCAAGAGATTCTCAGTCGCGTAAGCTCTGAGGGCTGGGACAAGGAATGGGCAGACTGGGCAGTGGAGAATGAGCGTGGCACACTTAACGCCTTCCGTACAAGCAGCTCGATCCCAAACCCTCGACAGCCATCTTCAATTGATGAAGACCGCGACCTGATTGATGTTGTCTTTACGTTTGAGCGTTTAATTGACCGAGACGATCTAGCAGAGGGTATTTACCTCACAGTCTGGAGTCCCGAGTTTGGTGATAGCGATGGGCAAGTACCTCCATTCGCCAAGCGCACACTGCTCAGTGGTCTGCGCCAATTACCTTTCATCGTGCAGTCCCGTAGCTACGACGCACGTACACTATACAGCGCCCCGACAGTTCCTGAGCTGCTGAAGGCAAGCCAGAAGAACCAAAAGGTTCTCCGAGACGCAAACATGGACAACTCAGCTTACGAAGTGAGTCCTTCCCTGCTTGCGCCGCCAACGTGGGATCATGGTCGTCCAGGCCCAGGTGGCGTATATGCCACGCGCACTGGTCAAGCACCGTCATATCTGCAACGTAACACGAACTTCGGCGCTGTGTTTAATTTGGAGAAAGAGATNGTNTCTGAGGCAGATCGCCTAGTAGGTCACGATCCACAGGACCCTACGTCGATTGAAATGCAACGTGCTGGCATCAACCGCCACCTCACCTTCGCTCAAGACGTTCTGAAGCTAGTGTACGAAATGTACAAGCTCAAGGGACCAGAGGAGCTATTCTTCCGCGTTACTGGTCGCCCAGAGCCCGTTCAGTTCATCAAGGACTCAGAAGAGACCGAGATGGATGTGTCCGTAAGCTTTAACACCATGTATGACGATCCAGAGAAGATGGAGAAGATGTCACGCACCATTATCCAAGCAGCACAGCTAGATACATCTGGTCGTGTTAATAATGAGGCTGTCGTTGACTTCCTACTTTCGATGGCTGACCCAATGGCTGCTGAGACTATCTTGCTGCCCGCTGAAGTTGGCACTGACAAGATCAAGAACGAAACACTTGCTGACATTGCTCAAATGTCTGCTGGTATTGCCCGCGCACCTTCTGCTAATGCCGCTGAACTACGTATGCAAGTAGTCAGTGAGTATGAGGGAGAGCAACAACAAATTCAACAGTCTGGACAAGTTGAATCTATCCTTTTCACCAATCCTCAATTCATGTTCCTCCTCGGAGAATACAAGAAGCAGCTTGAGATGGCGATTGCACAAAAGAAGAACGGCACTGAGTTCGGCATCTACGGAACCGAAGCAGCAAGTGTTGGTAACATGGAAACCCAGAACCTAGAATCAAACGCATAATCGTGAACTTTACTGAATTTAAAAAGCATCTTAACGATAATCCAGAGATCGGTCGCGTTCTCTATGAATACCTAGAAGATCGTCGCGATCAAATGCTTTCACAGCCTTGGTATTCCCCAGACAAGTATCTGGGCAACAAGTGCCAGACAATCGCACAGTTCCTAACAGCGGACCTAATGGAGGAGTTTAACTTCAAGAAGCACTCCCGCAAAGACAATCGATAGGACAACGCGTGCTATAATTTCACTAACAGCCTCCGCCTTGGCTGATTTAAACCAATAGGTAGATATGACAGATACACTAGAAGCGGACATCCCTGATTCCGAAGAAGCAATTCAGGAGAACAAATCACCAGAGCAGCGCCGACAAGACCTCCTACAGGAGCGAATCGACAAAGCAACTGGTTTAAAAGACGAGCCAGAGCCAGAAGCTCCCGAAACCGAAGACGAAGAGGACGACGAAGAAGAAGAAGTCGAAGTCCCCGAGGTCGATGAGGATGAAGAAGAAGAAAGCGATGACGAGTCAGAAGACGTTCCTTCAGATGATGGAGGATTTGACATTGAGGATCTTGATGAAGACGAACTGGAAGCACTTACACAGCAAGTAGCAGCTAAAGCAGGGAAAGCCCTGACCAAAGCTCGCTTGCAGGACAAAGAGCGGAAGGCAGAGATTGAGAAGCTACAAGAGCAAGTGCAGGAGTTATCTGCAAATGTTGTTACAAGCGACAATCCATACGCCAACATTAGGTCAGTAGAGAGCGCAGACCAAGCAATCAAGCAGACGGAGGTCAACATTAAAGGTTGGAACCGCAAGCTGATTACTGATCGGGTCGAGCAATATAACGAAAAGACTGGTGAAGACGAGTCTGGAGTTATGTTCGGAAGCCAGTTCATGTCTGTAGATCAATTGCTCAATGCCATTGACAGGGAAGAGGAGAAGCTAGAGCCATTGCGTAACCGCAAGTCGGAGATCAAAAAAGTCTCAGAAACGCTTGGGGATACAGATGGTGTCATTGGAGAAATCCGTGGCAAGCTAGGGATCGAGGACGACTCAGATGAAGCTAAGGAGTATGAAGCTCTTTTGTCTAACCCAAAGTTTGAGTTGGTTAAGAATATCCTCCCAGAGTATGCAAAGGAGCTAATTGAGATTCTTGGTCGTGCGGCAGTAACTAAAGTGCCAGAGACTAAGAAATTCAGCAAGAAGCTCAAGCGCAAGGCTCCCAAGTCTAAAGTTGCGAGCGTCTCACTAGATACAAAAGCTGGTCGTTCCCCGAAACGGTCGAACAGTTCTAGTGTACAGATCAAAAAACTGCAAAAGATCGTAAGCGATCCAAGGCAAACAATAGCTGCTCGGCGCGACGCTGACCAGCAAATCAGAATCTTAAACAGAAAATAATATCATGGCAGAAACATATTCAAGTACAGTCGGTAATCGCGAGTCTCTAAAGCAGACCGCTGAATTGCTGGCAGCAGACATCACACCCGTAACAGGCTTGCTGAATCACACAGCAACCAAGAACAAGCGTCCTCGCTGTCTCATGGACAAGCTCAAGACTGTGGCAAATACACCACACGTTGAAGGCGCTGACACAAACACAGGTCGCGACGCATTCTCTCAAGTTCGCGAGTTTGAGGGTCAAGCTCAGCGCACAGTTGTTGAGTACGCAGTATCGAAAGAGCAAGAGCAAGAAGACTCCGCTGTTATCTCCAACATGATCAAAGCAGCCGACAAGTCTGCGATTGAAGTTGCGATCGACAAAGAGTTTGTTCTTTGTGGTGACCAAGGCGTAACTCCTGACGTTCCAGGTACAACTGGTGGTGCTACCGCTGGTATCGGCGCTCTTATCTCCAATGCTGCGGCAAATGGTGTTGACGCACTCTACGTAACCCCAGCAGCATCCATCTACGGTGGCCTCAAGGCTTCTTACGATGATGCAGCAATGGGCGCACAAATCGCTTCGATGTGGAGCCAAGACACAACCATGCAAGATCTTTGGTTGGTCGCTGGTCCAGGTCTTCGCGAGCATATCGTTGCTTCGTTCACACGCACAGCAGGTGCAGCATCTCAAGTTGACTACAACGTGAATGGTACTACTACTATCCCTTGGATGGTTGAGATCATTGACTCTCAGTTCGGTCAAATCAAGATGAAGAGTGCTAATCCTAATTGCATGCCTTCCTCGGATCGCGGTTACTTCATCAACCCAAGCCTTCTGCACGTTGCAGAGTATCAAGGCATTGAGTCTGAGAACTATCCTTTCTTGGGTGGCTCTTACAAGGGTGCAGTTGACACACGTTACGCACTGATGACCACTGGACCTAATGGTCTTGGTAAGGTTCAGTTCAGCGACGAAGCGTAGTTAGTTAGTTAGTTTCGGGAGGCGGTTGATCAACTCAGCCGCCTCCCTTTACTTGCATGTTAATATAAACCACAAGGACGCAAAGATTATGATGAACAAACCTAAATGTAAGCACAAGGGTAACACCGCAGGTAAAGTAAAAAGCAAGTATTAAGATTATGGGAAAGATATTAACAGATGATGAGCTGACAGCATTGGCAGCAAAAATGGAGTTGCGTCGGCAATGGTTAATGTCCCCAGCAGGACGAGCGCGTCGCGATGAAGTGATGCGCCAGTACATGAAGAAGACGTACGATGGCAACAAAATAAGCAATGGCGGAGCGCTAAGCTTTAAGGGTTGTTACGATGTTTTCGAGCAAAAGGAAATGGAATACGAGTGCAAGGCCATAGATGGCACAGACTTTGTAAATCCAGACTACTTAAAATTTAAACAGAAAGACTTCAAGGAACGTGGTCTTACAGGAGATTGGCTTAACTAATGGCAAACACAAGAACATGGAATGAGGTCATCGGGCTAACTCAAGCACGTGCTGGAGCAGCTTTCTCTTCGGGAACCGAGTTGACCAACATTGGCTTTTTGCTAAACTCAGCAGCTCGCACAATATATGACGAATCCCGATACTGGGAACGTTTCCTATTAGTTGAGCCTCGCACAGTAAAGCGTGGTTACATTTCTCTTACCGAAAACAGTATAAACGTATATGGTTGCGGAGTAGAGTCTGTCAACGGACTTTATACGCTGTCTGCCGATGAATTTGAAAATCACACCGTGTGGGAACTTACAACGGGTGATAAACCTTATTACATTCGACGAGAAACGCACAACGAACATAACACATGGCACATTGTTCAAGCTGATAGTGCAACTCAAGTTATAGCTAATGAGTATTTGTACTCAGACGGGCAGAACGGAAGTGCGCCCACCGAATCTAATTGGTCAGTTGATATTGATGGTGTCGCGCCCACCCCTATAACTCAAGCATTGTCAGAAATTGGTGAAGCCATTGGATACTGGGGTTCAGCTAAATGGGAAGGCAACGACCCACTTAGTTTAACAGCATACCCAGACAGCAATGGCATTCGCGTAGCAAGCAATGTTACGGGAACAATTTATGTAGCATACAAGAAGGCTTGGACAGACACATACGGCAACGGGGAGTCTGGCACAGTGTCGGAAGTCCCATCCGAGTGGGCAGAGTTCATGGCGTATGACGCAGCACGATCCTACAGGGCCTCACAGGACAGCGATAGCGGTTTCAACCCCATAGCCCTGCGTGATGTAAACAACGCCCTTGAGCGGGCGCTCATGAAGCCTAGCAGGGACGGAGCCATTGCAGCCCTCACCAACCAACTTAAAACCCAGTATTCGACTGATAACTCGGTCACGTAAATATGGCGCACTTTAGATTTAGACGATCGTTCGGCAACGTGGGAACACGCAGATTTCGTGGTGCTAGACCAAATGGTTTACCGCTTAAATTACTGGATACTTATACGGGAACAGCATCCGCTTACAGCTTTGCATTACTGTCTAGTAGTTACGCTGGGGATTTATACAGCGACACTGCTGGGTCCATTGCCACAATATACGACCAAAGTGGCTTGTCTAACCTAACTCAAGCAACTGGCGCTAACCAACCTACGCTTACGGCAGATCCCTCAGCGTCTTTCGATGGTTCTAATGATTACATTTTTGGGGCAGCAACTAACACGGACACAACTGGTTCGGTATATCTTATCTTTTCCCCAGACGACGTTGTAAGAACTAACCGACAAGTTTTAATTTCCTTCTCGGACACTGCCACTACCAATAATTATATTGAGTTCGGCCTTGAAACTGATGGTCGGGTTTATATGGAATCAAACTCTGGCGGGACACTTTACACCGTCCGCAGTATTTCTGCATTATCAAATAATACCTACAGTAGTCTAATATTCGCACACAATAGTAGCGAATACTCTGTGATTATTAATGGCGAGCAAGAGCCAGTTATTGAAATGGATGGAACAACTCAAAAATGGGTTGGCGATGTAGTTGGAGGAGATCAAATAACTCTGGGGGCAACCCAAACAAGCGGAGGAGTATCCCGATACTTTGACGGTAATATTCACAGTGCAGTAATTAGCGCAGATCAATTCATCTAATATGGCCGATTATACAACAACACAGGCAGGTAACTGGACAGACGCAGCAACGTGGGGTGGCGGTGGTTTTCCATCATCAAGCGCAGATACAGCAACCATAGGGCATACTGTAACGCTTCAAAGCGGTCAAAGTATTACGTGCGGTGCAATTACGCTTAACGCAGATACACTACAGATCAACGGAACGCTTACGTTGTCTGCCGCTGTTTCTCTGGTTGGAGCATACACATTAGCAATTGGTGCAGGTGGCACACTTGACCTTGGTGGGCAAACAATTACACCGAGTGGATCTGGTATTGGTTCCTACAACTTTATTGGGACAGCAGTAAGCAGGGCAACAGTTATTGGTAATGGTGGATTCTTTGCTGCTGCTGGAGTTAAAGCATTACTTCCGCACATTGAATACTGTGATTTTAGTGATCTAATTGACAGCCAGCTAGGTCGGACACAGACTTCTAATTTAACCGTTATAATGCGATATTCAACGGTTACAAATTGTGCTGCTTTTTACTTAGATAGAACTGGGGTGGCCGCAAACGCTGGATTTATTGTTGAATACTGTGACTTCTCGGACTGGAGGTCTCCAACAGCTCAACCAGCAGATGACTTTCAGCCTGGCATATATCAAAGTGCATTAACTTCCACCGCACCAAGGGTGCTAAGGCATTGCACTTTTGACAATTCAATGAACGCTGTTCAGGGTGCAGTTGAGTTTAAAACTGCTGGAGCAATTTATGAGCATAATGTTTTTAATGACGTTCTAATTGAAGCACCTCTAAGTGTATCGACAGATACTTATCGATTCAACTTCTTTTCTAACACAAAATACGAATCGCCAATCTTTAATAGCGCACATTATTATCGAAACTTTTATGGGAACTATGTTTATTACGAACAAGGTAATCACGCATTTAGTCCAAGTGTTTCTAGTCAATTTAATTACATCGGAAACGTATTTGACAATAAAGATGGCACGGTTGGTGTAAATTGGTTTATTAATGGCGCAGCTGGTGCAACTGGCTCTATGAATATTGCTCACAATCTGTTCTTGGGAAAGGGTAACGCAGTTGTTCAAACTGTAGCAACTCAACTCGGAACAATTATTATGCGCAATAATACAAGTATGGTGGACAGTGATGGCGACGTAAGTGGCGGTCAGTATTTTCCTTACTGGTTTATGACCGAGCAAGCGGCAACAGATGTGTCATCAATGGATGTTCAGTTGTACTCAAGCCTGTACTTTGATCCAGATGATACAGACCCTATAACTGATCCAGCCGTTGACCTAGTTACCTCAACACCAGATCAACTTACTTACCTTGATTACAATATGGGTTGGAGCGCACCAACTGGTGGCCAAGCAATTATCTACGACGATTCAGTTGTCCAGACTGGCGGAGTTGCTCCAAATGATTTTACATTAGATCCATCATTTACCGATAGATCCAGAGATATTAAGACGTTTGATACTCTTAACGGTGGCAACGGGACAGTAGCAAATGCAATTACTCAAATGATTGCAAGGAATCCAAACTACTCACCGTATAAGATTGTCAAATATACTCACACTGGATTTCAGCCTCAAAGCACCAATGCAATCGGGGGTCGATACGGTGAGACAGTTGGAAGTTCTGCTTTATTAAAGTCAGTAGATGTTGCGTCCGTTACAATTTCAAACGCTGAACTCTTGAGCTTAAATTCTCCTCAAGAATTTTCAGAGGAAGCCCAGAATTACTTTAACCGATTAAATAGCGCAGGTGATACAACCTATACAGCTTACAAGCAGCCACTAGCTAACTACATCGACAGCTTAGTCGCATTAGGCGGAGCCTACTGGGATACGATGGAATCTGCCGCATCATTCGTAGGTGTAGGTATTCAAGGTGTTACGGTTCCTCTTCGTGATGGAATGCCGACGCTGACCAACAACAACTTTGTTGCAGCTGACTTGGATCAGTTGACTGGTCTGAAAGGTGATGCCTCGACCAAGTATATCTCTACTGGAGTATTGGATAACGCAACTGCTCAGAACGATTACTCAATGAGTTCGTGGGTTACTGATCCTGTTTACCTTGATAATGCTTACTGGATGGGTTCACCACGTATTGCCCATAGGTCAGGTTCTACAAATAACGTAGTTAAATTTTCGACCAACAACAATAGTTCGTCTCAGATTAATGTCAGCCCCGATACTGCTGCAAATTTCATTGGCCAGACCAGAACTGTCGGCACTGAGTATGAATATTTAGTCAACACTACCAGCGGCACTGCCTTAAAAGCCTCAATTGCTCCAACTGGAACTGGCGTTAGTGTATTTGCGTGGGGTACGGGCAACTCTAAAAACGCATCCCGTATTGCTACTTATCACTACGGCCCTGCGCTTGACCTCGCTACCCTAGAAGGCTTGCAAGACACCTTAATCACAGAAATCGCAGCAATCTAATTATGAACTTATCAGAATACCTAGCTACTAATCCTACGGCTGAAGAACACAACTTTAACTATCTTCTGATTCCAGCAGAACCGCGGGACTCAATGATCGCAAAGCAGGACACCTTGACTACTAGCAATCACATCAGCCCAGTGCTGTTGATTGACGGACGCTACGGTGCTTGCTGTGACCTTTACACAGAGGTCGGCGTAGGCGGTATCTACCACGAACTGTGGGAGATGCTTGACCAAGCTAAACTAGAAGAATGCGAAGTCGTAGACAAGGCTGCATTCCTAGCACTGCTACCACCTGACCCTGACCCAGAAGAGGAAGTATGATGCACGACATTATTTACAAATCAACCATAGGCACAGGAGGCTTTATTGCTACCCTTGAACTTGGTTATGATAATCCATTAGGTATGGCTGTGGGTTTTGCTACATTAATTTATATGACTGCATCAACAGTCAAGGTAATCAAAGAACTTATAAATAAGGATTAATATGACACCAGAACTATTAGCAATGCTAGGCGGGGGCGTAAGTGGCTTCGTAATGAAAATGATTGCGGCACAGGCCGACAATCAGGCTCGTCTCTTTGAGCGTATGATTGCTCGACAATACCGCACCGCCTAGCATTCTACGACCCAATCATAGTCGGAGACTCTGGCAACCCAGTCTTTGGCGTCATCGGATCTGAGCTGTGGTTATTATCTACGTTCTTTGGTGCTAACACTGGCCCGTTCTACGGCGGTCTAGTCACAGAGCTTAACGCAATGATCACCACCCTCGACACACTTCAAGGCGACATCACTGGACACACCGTCACAGTTGGAGACCTTTCGTCATACACAACCTATTAACTATGGACTTAAACATACATTATTTAGCTGAGATGCTTTCTTTGGTAATGACCATCCCGACGGTTATCTTGGCTTTCGCGGTTATATATCTGTGGATGCCAGCGGCTTGCGTTGCAGCAAAAGACAAAGATAGAAGCGCAAACCAATGGTTCATACTTGGCGTGGTGGGTGGATTTATTGGTGCAGCAATGGACAATCTGTACTGGTTCTTGCCTTGGTCGGCATCTTTTATGGGCGAATCGGAAGCATTTCGGAATCTCACCTTAATTGGAGTCTACTTTAACGTAATCTTTCGGCAGGGGCTTGGTATTTTTGCGGCTTGGTGTCACATTAAGGCAGCAGAGATGTCCTCAGTTAAGGGCATCATATTTGTCAACAAGCTAATAGTCTTTTCATATTTAATTGGAATCTTATATGTTACATTAATAAGCATCAAGTCGGTCTAGTTCTATGGACACAGCAACATTTATTAACCTAGTAGTAGGTGCTGCGGCGGCGATGACCACGGCGATTGCCTTCTTATTTAGGACGGTAATGTCGCTCAACAAGGATCACACTAAAATGGCTTCAGAACTCGGGGAGCTAAGAGGTAGGCAACAGGGGATCGAAGAACTCTCAAACAAAGTCTTAGACGTAGTACACAGGAACACAAATCAATGAAAAAGCTAATACTCGCATCAACACTAATCCTATCTGGTTGCGCCTACAAGGGCGACGTATATCTTTATTCACCCTCTGGTGCTGGCAATGCCATCGAAAAGTCGGTTGACGCAGACCTAGACGTCCCCCTACTCCCATAATGAAAATTATTGTAGTTATCAGCGGTTTCACCCAAAAGAACCACCAAAACACTGGTTCCAAGCAATTGTGGCGCGAGCTTCGGTTACTTGATGACATCTGCGAGGGCGAACACGCCATGGTTCAGCTAAAGGAATGGAACTCAGACTGGAAGAAGTATGCTAAATACATCAACAGCCTAAAGCCCACAGAAGTCCTTATATGCTGTTATAGCTGGGGAGGGGGGTATGGTATGCCCCAGCTATCGAAACGCCTTGAGTGCGACGTGAGCGTGGTTGCTTGCGATCCTGTCTATCATAGTCCAACAATCCTAGGCAGATGGTGGGCATTGTTCGACAGGAAGATCAAACTTGACAAGAATGTTAAGGTAGTGGGATGGGTGTCCCAACGAGGAGATCGCTTAGATGGCGACAAGCTGGTTGGCGGTAAATCAATTTGCCGAGAGCGAACATATGACTACGACCACGCGGAAATAGACGATTCACCAGAGTATCACAAGGCAGCGGTTCTAGCTGCTAAAACATATTTACAAACTTAATAATGGCTACTACTACAATCACAGGGACAATTAACGGGGTAAACAACACAGCCCTCGCAAACAAGTGGATCACCTTCCGCCTAGTTCAGCTCGGCACAGACTCTGGAGCAACGGCAACAGTGGCACAGAGCGTTGACTCGGTTCAGACGGATGCTAACGGCGACTTCTCGATTGACGTATGGAACAACGGCGACAGCGGCAAGACAAGCGTCCTTGAGATTACAGTGGACGGCTCAAAGGCTGAGAGCGTAATCATTCCCACTGGAACAGCAAGCATCGAGCTTTGGGATCTAATTGAAAACTATCAAGCCGACGGAAGCACCAGCGAGCAAGTACCCGTAGTATCAGATTTATTCCTTCGTAAGTCTACCAACTTGAGTGATCTAGGTGACGCGCCTACAGCACGAACAAACCTTGGTGTTAAAATTGGAACAGACGTCCAAGCTCACAGCGCAACCTTAGATGCAACGACAGCATCATTCACTACGGCAGACGAAACCAAGCTCGACGGCATTGAAGCATTGGCTGACGTAACCGACGCAACGAACATTGCAGCTAGCGGGGGTTATGTAGCTGGAGGAACTGACGTAGCGTTAACAGATGGTGGCACTGGAGCAAGTGACGCGCCTACAGCTCGCGCAAATTTGGGCGTTCCATCTGAATCTGATACACTTTTAAAGTCTGGCAATTTACTTGGCTTAACTGACACTGCTGCGGCGCGAGCAAACCTTGGGGTTCCATCTACATCGGAAGGTCTTGCTATTGCAAACAATCTATCAGAGCTTACGGCTACAGCATCTACTGCAAGAACAAATATAAATGTTCCGTCAAACTCGGAAGCAGTCCTTGTGGCAAACAATCTGAGTGATGTTGATCCAGCGACAGCTAGGGCAAACCTCGGGGTGACTTCGTCAGCAGACGCACTTTCTATATCAGGCAATTTGTCTGAACTTACGCCCACGTCATCTACGGCGCGTACAAATCTGGGCGTTGCAATTGGATCAGATGTGCAAGCCCATAGCGCAGTCCTTGACGCAACTGACGCAAGCTTTACAACAGCCAAAGACGCTGCAATATCAGCGAATACAGCAAACATTGCCTCCAACGACACGGACATAGGGGTCCTTACTGGGCAGGTGTTTCAGAATCAAGCGGCCATTGCGCTTAATACACCTGCCATTGCCCTTAATACTGCTAAGGTTACAAACGCCACTCACACTGGCGACGTTACGGGAGATCTTGAACTAACAATTGCCCCATCGGCAGTAGATATTGCAAATCTTTCCGCAAACGGAACACCTGACGCAACGAAATTTCTTCGCGGAGACAATACATGGTCAGTGCCAGATGGTGGAGCAGGTGGCGATGTTAGCACTGATGCCATCTGGGACGCAAAGGGCGATTTAGCTGGAGGCACTGGACCAAACGCAGCAACAAGATTGCCATTGGGAACTGACCTGCAAGTCCTAACAGTTAATAGCGCAGAACCCACTGGCATGGAGTGGACAACACTTCCGTCTGGAGCTGGCGGCGTAGCCACTGATCCAGTTTGGGATGCCAAGGGTGACATTGCTGCTGGCACTGGGTTGGATACTGCCGATCGACTAGCAGTCGGAACCAACTCACAGGTCTTAACGGCAGATAGCGCAGAAGCCACTGGAATGAAATGGTCAACACCTAGCACTGTAGCTAACGACCCAGTTTGGGACGCAAAGGGCGACCTGGTTGCTGGAACTGCCGCAGATGCATCTTCTCGACTGGCAATCGGCACTGATGCACAGGTACTTACTGTCGATAGTGCAAGTCCAACTGGAATGAAATGGGCAGCATCCGCGGCTGGAGGATCAGTAGCTACCGATCCGATTTGGACTGCCAAGGGCAATATCATCGCAGCGTCTGGCCCAAATGCTTGCGAAACTGTTCTTATTGGATCGGACAATCAAGTTTTAACAGCCAGTTCCATAGAACCAACTGGGATGGTGTGGAAAACGGTTCCAGATGGAAAAACAGTAGCTACTGATCCAATTTGGAATGCCAAGGGAGATTTAGCGGCTAGTACTGGCCCTGATGCCTCTGATCGACTAGCGATTGGACTAGACACGCAGGTCCTCACCGCTGACAGCTCGCAGCCAACTGGAATGAAGTGGGCAGCACCAGCACCAGCACCAGTGCCAGCAGCCGAGACTGAGTACCCATACACCACCGACTTTCAGAGCGGGGCAGCTCAAACTAGAGATTTAAGCGTCCTAGATAATTCTAGCGGATATAATGCTAATGTTAATTTAACGAGCATCTACGTTGGTAGTAAAATCAACACAATTGGCTTTGAAGCGTTTAAGGGTGCTACGGGTTTACTGGACTTTACTTTAAGTAAAAATGTTGGTATTATTGATGGCGGTGCATTTTCTGGTTGCACCAGCTTGGTAAATGTCGTTATTCCAGACACCGTTGATGTTATCGCTAGTTTTTCGTTTGAAAATTGCACCAGCTTAGTTAGTTGCCTTTTTCCCGACGACCAAATTACCGTAGGTAGTTCTATATTTAACGGTTGTGTTAGTTTGGCTAGTTTCACCTTCCCCTCAAGTACGACCTCCATTGGTAGTAGTGCGTTTGGTGGTTGCACTAGCTTAACAACAGTTGATATTCCCGCTAGCGTTGGGTTAATTGGTGCAGGCGCATTCATAAACTGCAGTTCATTATCGGAAATAAATATTTACGCAGATACCGCTCCATCAATTGGCGCTCTGGCCTTCAGTGGCGTTGCAGCTTCTGTAATTAAAGTTCCATTTGGCTCGACTGGTTATGCAGCAAGCTATGATGGGATTCCAGTTGTTGAAGGACTGTAATTAACCCAAGATCAAGCATAAAATCATGGCAAATCAAGGTACAATCAGATTAAAGGTTACAAATTCAACGCCGTCAGTTGAGAAGTTATGGAACGGGCGCTTCAAGCTAGAGTTCTTTTGTGACAATAACAGTCCCAAGGAGGATTGGTACTATGATAACATTGGCGCTATACTACCAGATTATGGTATTTTGCAAGAATCTAACTTTGGGTCTGGCGTAAATGAAGACTGGGAAGCAATCCCAAGTTCCGTTTACCCAGATATGCGATTGGTTCTTGCCGAGTATCCATACAATGTCAGAGCTGGCAAGCACTACGTTAAGCTCACCTACGAGACACTCACAGCCTCTTGGGTAGAAGAGAAGGACGAGGATACCGATTACGAGCTAAACGGCTTAAAGAGGGTCTCACGCACCTTCGTTGCCCTTCCAGACACCGCATACGATAAGGTTGTTGGAACTAGCACAATTGACAGCAATGGCACTACCTTGTATCTCGGCAGCTTTAAGATTGAAGAGACTGATGCAAAATGGTCGCTGAGTGAAGTATGGCTTGAGGCTGGAGAGTTAAGCCGCGAGGAGAACTCCGAAGACGCTAAGGGGTCTATTAGCATTACCCAAATCGGTGGATGCCCAACAGCACCAGCGGGCTATACGGTTGTCAACGAAAGCAAAAACAACACCCAAGGCTTTGAAACCTGCTCACGCACATTTTACAAGGATGGTTCCGAATTGTCTCGCAGCAATGATTATGTTGGCTCTCAACTAGCAGAAAGTATTGAGGTATTTAGTCCGACATCAGCCCCATCCCCAAGCAACGGATCGGCTGTGCTTGGGAGCAAGTCCACGTCAAACGTAGATGGCATCCCAACAACTCGATACACATTTCTCGTCCCATCGATTCTAAGCGAAACAAGCGACAAAGTTGGTAGCCAGTTGGCAATTACCATAGAAACATTTAACAAGACCCCAGATGCTCCAGGGGGACATACTCTTGCTAACACACAAAAATCTGATGTTGAGGGAATATCGACAATTAGATATACATTTTTAAGGCCATCAATTTTGTCACGGTCAGAGGACAAAGTCGGCAGTCAGCTTGCAATTACTATAGAGGCATTCAGTCAAATTCCAACACCCCCATCGGGCTATGTAATTGCAAATACACGGGTGTCCGACGTAGAGGGCATACCGACAACTCGGTATACGTTCCTTAAACCAGGCATCCTAAGTAAATCTTCAGATAAGATCGGGTCGCAACTTGCTATTACTATTGAGGCATTTGTAGAAATACCCACAACACCCGCTGGGCACGTTCTTGCAAATGAGCAAGTTTCAGACTTTGGGGGAATTAAGACTAATCGATATACTTTCCTAAAGCCATCAATTTTAAGTGAAACGTCAGATAAAGTTGGATCGCAGGTTTCTATAGTGATTGAAGCATTTGATTTAATCCCAAACACTCCCACCAATTACGCGTTGGCAAACACACGAATATCTGACGTAGATGGAATCCCGACTAGAAGATACACCTTTCTCAAGGAAGATGTGGAGTTATCTAGGTCTGAGGATAAAGTTGGTAGCCAATTGGCAATCGTAATTGAACAATTTGGTGGTATACCCGCAACACCAGCTGGATACCTTGTTGCCAACACTCAAGAATCAGACGTTGAGGGTATTCCGACGAAAAGATACACCTTCTTAAAGCCATCTATTCTTAGCAGGACGGAGATCAACGACGGGTCTCGGATGGCAATTATAGTTGAGGCATTTGATGAAGTTCCAACGGCAATAGGTGGATATGCCCTAACAGACACTCAATTATCTAACGTTGACGGGATACCAACAAATAGATACACATTTCTAAAGGAGGGGCTACTGTCACAGTCATTCCGAACACTATCCGATGGATTAACCAAAAGGTCCTATACTTGGCTTGGATCTCCTGGAACTTCTGGAGGTGGTATTCTTACTGGAGAAACCATTGGGAATTACCAAGGGCTTCAGACTATTACTCACGAATATACGGAGATTCCCAGCGGTGGCTTCAGCTATAATTCAACGGTTCCATTTACCATCCCAGGGATTGTTTCAACCGAAAAACAAGATATCGGCGGAGGAAAGAATTTAATACTGGTTACAACTCCGCCCGTACAAACAACTTGCGTTGCAACGGTTGATGTTTCGTACTCAACAAGTGGAATTGCTAGTACCAGTGGTTTATATCAGCCTGGATCTTGGGCAACCGCCGTTGTGAGTGGTATTGGTTACAATTATAGACCAATATCTTACACCAACTCAATGTCTAATTACATTAGAGAGGGCACTGGTGATACAATTATTAGAACGCAAGATGAGGGACCAGCTATCCCCCCACAGGCACTTATGGGGCAGTTCCTTTACATCAATGTAACTGGTAGAATTACATTGACTGGACCAACTAATGATCCCGCTGGGTCTACACAGTTGCTTAGCGTAAGCGTTGACCCTGCGTTTGTCAGTCAATCTGGGACTCAGTATTACAAGGAAACTAGGGTTACCGCTCAAATTCCATCCAGAGATTAATTTATGTCAAATTTATCACAAGACGACTTGCAGTACGGAACCGCTAGGCGACTAATTCCAGATGGTGTTTATAGCGTTGGGGAAAGCGGCGATTTCAACCTTCAGCCAGCCAGCAGCAGCTCGGTCATGACCATGACCAACTTTGCTGCGGATGAATCGGGGGGAGACGAGCCAGGTCCAGGTCCAGATTGCGAAGTCTGCGAGGAAGATTTAAAGGTTTGCAACGAAGAAGTTGAGAAGTTAGAAACATTAATTATTATATTAACCAAAGAGCTTTGTGAGTCAAAAAGTGCTGTTCAGCAAATTTCTGGAGTAGGTGGAATTGCTGGCGGATATTATAAAGTAATAAGTGCAACGGCTTCTTATCAAATAGGTACAAACAGCCCAGTTCCAGTTTCAGTAAGTCTTATCATTTATGAGTCATCGCCAGGAGCATATGGTATTTATTATAACTCAAGCTCGACGGACAGTAGCGCAAGATGGTGGCTTGCTCGTCCCGACCTTGCAGTTGGTGGCAGCGATGGCATTATTTTTGGTCCCAAAGACGCAGGTGATTCTAGTCAGGCGAATTTTAATTTAGCCGCTAATTGCGAATTTCCACTAGAATTAGTTGTTTACAGTAGTTTCTTTCAGCAACCAGAAAACAGGGGATCATCAAGCGTAGACGCATTGGTTTGCCCAGAAAATTTTGTTAATCCTTGCTAATGAGATATTCCGAAACATTAATGAGAGTACTAAAAAAGCACAGGCTTGGCGACAAGGTGCATACAGTCGCCCAGCCAATAGCTGAAGTAATTGACAGGGTAACGGGCGCTAGAATCAGTACGTGCGATTCTTGTGCCACACGCAGAGAAAAACTAAACAACCTATTTAACAAAGACACTTGACTTCGTAGTTATACTGAAGCTCAGAACCAATAACAGACAAACATTATGGCAGTAAAAGATTTTTTAGACGCAGTTGACAAGATGAAGGAATCGGAGAAAGCGGCAGCAGCTGCGGCTCCTGTTTCGGCAGAGGTAGCTCCAGCAGAACCAAGTATGTTTGGGACACCAGCCCCAATGGAGTCTGTTGTGGACACAGTTGGTCAGGTTGAGGTTCAAAGCCCGTTCTCGCAAGCAGCAGCACCCAACCCCATGGCGGCAGCGGTTGACCCGATGGCACAGCCAGACGCACTAGCAGCAGCACCTGCTGTTCAAGCGCCAGCAGTACAAGCAGAGACACCGTTCTTCCAGCCGACTGAATCTGGTCGGAGACTTGCTCGTGGAGTAGTATCTGCTGCGGATGCCGTGGCTGGCGCGGGTAATGCCGCAATGGATGCTGGAGGTAATTTCGTAAACTCCAGTTCTGACGCTATTGCTGATCTAATTAGTCAGTCAACTGGTGGCATTGTAAACCTACAGTCATCTCCAGAATTTGGTCAGGCATCAACAAGCACTGCTGGCGCTCCAATTACCGACGCCTCACAGTTACGCGCATTTATGTCTGGCCTAAACGAAGAGGCCCAAATTCAAGCACCAGCCCAAGCGTCAGCTACAGCAACACCAGTAGTTGAAGCGGAAACACCAGTGCCAGCAGCCGACATCTCGGTCAACGGGGCAGACATTGTAACACCAGAGGCTATTACCGAGGTGGGTCAAGTAGCACCAGCGGCCATAGAACCACAAACCCCAACAGCGTTTTCTGGCGGGATGATTACACGTGACTCTACGGGTGAAAGCTTCATTGGCGGAAGTCAAGTTGCCGCAACACCAGAAGAAGTAGCAGCTTACAATGCTACATCTAGCGAAAGAATGGCGGCGGCGAACACAGATGCAGCAGCAGCGGAGAGAATGCGCTACAATGCACCAACAATCAACGCACAGGCGGAAAGGGCAGCAGCGGTTCAAGCTGAGAGAGACAAGCCCAGGGCTCCTGTTAGAGCTACAGAGCAAGAGCGAATCAGGGAAGAGGCTCGGTCCGAGAAAACGTTCCGCAAGAAGGCAGCGAAAGACATTCGAGCTAAGGTCAGGGAGTTTGGTCTAACCAATTCAATGGCCAAGACAAGGGAGTTTGAGCGTGGCTTAAACGAAAAGCTTGATCGTGATGTCATTGAGAACCGCGACTACAACCGAGCGATAGCAGATGCAGACTTTGCCGACAAAACCGCAGAGTATAACCGAAACACTCTCACGGCAGCTCAACGAGCCACCACTGATTTAGCCTCTGGCAAGCAAACCGCAACTGAATTAAAGGCGAATCTAATTAGGCAAGCAAACCCAAATCTACCAGAAGAAGAGATTGCAGCAATTACAAGCGGATCAGTCCGCGTTGTTCAAAACCCTTCGACTGGAGAGACAACTCTATTAAACCTTGCGACTGGCGCATCCAAAAAGGTTAATACTGGCCAAGAAACTGGGCTGAACTTTGATGTAGCTGCTCCAGAGAACACGCTATTTAGTCGAGCAGGCGAATATACTGGTGCGGTTGAAGCAGCTAAACGAAAAGGGCAGGGAATTACTGGTCAGTTTGGTGTTGATATTGCAACAGATGCCTCTATTGGTGCTGCTCAGGACTTTGAGACTGCGCAAAACGAATTGGTACGTGCGTTCCGAGACAGCGCAAGATACTCGGCAACAGAGGCAAACCAGTTAAAGAAAGAGCTTAACATCGCACTCAGTCCATTTGAAGATCCTAAGACGGCTGAAGCAAAGCTGCGAAGCATCGACAAGTCGTTGGCTCGACGGTATAAAAACGAGGAAGCCGTGGCACTTGACGAAAATGAATCAATAGCAAAACGCGAAGATGCTAGGTCGAGAGCAAGGGCGATCGCACAATTTAGAGCGACACTTGGGGTTCCAGCGGAAGACGCAAAGCCAGTGGAAGTTAAATTTGACCCAAAGTCCTTGACTGGGAAAAACCAGCAAGCATACAGGTGGGCCACAAGCAATCCTAGTGACCCACGGTCTCAAGCAATCCTAGCTAAACTAAACTCACAGTAATATGGCATTTGATCCAGACGCATACCTATCCGAAGATACCAACACTGACTTTGATCCAGATGCGTATCTATCAACCGAGCAAGCCACGGAAGAAACCACGGCAGAGGGTCCAGGTGGTGGCATGAGCTTTTTCAATAAGGCACTTGCCCAAACATTTGGAGCGCCAGTTGATCTTATCTCGGCTGGGCTAGAGAAAGTTGGTGTTCAAGCCCCAGAGGGTGGTGCATTCGGCGGGTCTGAAAGCATTCGACGTGGGCTTGCAAACATTGGCGCACCTACACCAGATCGAGACCCAGAGGGCTACTTGGAGAACATTGGTCAAGTTGGTGGCGAGGTTGCCTCAATGATGATACCGATTGCAAAGGGCGCTCAAGTCCTGTCTAAGGGTACTGGAACCGTTGCTCGCGTGGCTCAAGCAATGAACAAGCCAATGACCAGCATTCCTGGAGCATTAGGTGCTGCTGGGGTTGAGGGTGGCGGTGTCGTTGGAGCTGGTATAGCTAGGGATGTTGCCAAAGAGCAAGAGGTTGGTAGCGGTGCTGCACTGGGGTTGGAGGTTGCTGGTGGTTTACTGGGCGGGTTTGCTGGAAGCGCACCAATCACTAGGGGAATCAAGGCCATTAGTGCTAGAACATTTGCCCCGTTCTCTGAAGCTGGCTCCTTTGAGCGAGCGTCCATGCGAGCCAGAGAAATTGTTGACAACCCAGAGCTTGCCGCTAGGAACATTGAAGACCTCAAGGGGAGTACACTTCAGCCATCTGCAAAGAGTCAAGATCCTGGACTTATGCAGCTTGAGCAAACCGTGGCGGCGAGTGATCCTGCGCTTGGCACTCGGATGGATAAGAAAACATCGGACACCATTCAAGGTTTAGTTTCTCAGATTAGAGAATCAGGCACGGTCACTGGAACCAAGAACTTCCTAAAGTCCCGACGCACTCGACTCAAAAAGGCAATTGATGCTCGCGTCGAAATAGCTGGAGAAGAGGCGAGAAGGGCCATTGAGGACATGGGTGACGTTGCAACGGAAGCCGACATTAGCATTAAGCAAAGGGAGTCACTAGAGTCGGCGCTTGCAGATGCTAGGGTTCAAGAAGACTTAATATGGCAAGCAGTGCCAGATGAGGCAAAGGTCCCAACTGGCGGCGTAAGGAATCAATACAAAAAGCTTAGCAGGGAACTCTCGCAGGCTCAATCGGATGATATGCCAGCGGAAGCCAAGAAGCTACTAGGCGGAGAGGACAGTGTGGTTCAAGTGGAAAGTGGCGTTGTTGGGCTAGACGGTCAACCTATCATGGTTGATGACATTCTAACAAATCGACGTGGATTTTCAAGTGTCGAGACAATACGAGAGCTAGATGGACTATACAAGCGACTCGGAGAAACCGCACGTCAAGCTCGACAAGCAAGCCAGAACAACAAGGCTCGCATTGCAGAGTCTTTGCGTGAAGCAATTCTGGTAGACATGGGCAAGGTCAAGGGCGGCGCAAAAGATTCAGTTGATGCCGCTCGAGCCTTCTCCAAGGACTTAAACGAAAAGTTTAGTAGTGGAACCGTTGGCAAGATTCTCGGCACAGCTAAAGGCTCGAAGGGCATTGACCCAGAGCTTACGCTAGGTGCTGGGGTAGGCCAAGGCGGTATCAAGGGGCAGCTTGCCACTAGGGAAATTGCCAAAGCCACTGGCGAGGACATCTCCCAATTATCTTCAGTCCAAGAGTTTATCAAGCGCCGATTCCTTGACGCTACCATGGAGGACGGGCGAATCAACCCCACTAAGGCTAGGAGCTATATTGACTCAAACGCCGAGCTGCTTGACACCTATCCGCAGCTTCGCGATCAGTTTAATTCGGCTCGCACGGCAGAGGACGTTAATCGCAGACTTACCAAATCTGCGGATGCACTTCGCAAGCGCCTAGATCAATCCAGCGTGTCAGCCACAGCAAAGCTCCTGAATGCCCCAGTGGATCAAGAGATGAAAGCTATCTTTAAATCTGCAAATCCAGATCAAGCCATGCAAGGCATTGTTAATGCAGCTCGTAAAGACAAAAGCGGCGAGGCAATAAAGGGCTTACGGGCTGGAGTTTCCGAATACTTGATTGATGACATGACATCGGCAAGCAAATTTGATATCGGTAATCAGAAAACCGTCTTCGGATCAAAGCTAAAGTCACAGCTGACCAACGAAAACACAAGGGCAGCAATGTCGAAGGTTTTCAGCAAAAGGGAAATGGCGAACTGGGATAAGGTCGCAGATCAGCTTGTTATTGCTCAACGGCAGTCGGCAAAGGGTGGTCGCCCACTAGATTACATTATCAATGACCGCTCATCGTTCATCTTGAATACGGCGGCTCGCATTGGCGGTGCTAGAATAGGTAGCAAGCTTGCTGCTGGATCTGGCGCTGGCGGATCAATCCAGAGTGCTGGTATTGGGTCTAAGTTTGCCAAGGATGTGATGAAGAAGCTCACTGCGGATAAAGCCAAGCAACTGCTAATTGATGCGGTGACAACAGATGAGGAGCTTCTAGTTAGATTGCTACAACCAAGAAACAAGAAGAACGACGTAAAGCTCGGGAGGACACTAAATAAATATATGATCAACAATGGTCGTCGATTATTCGAGGAAGACGAAGAACAGCCCTCACAGGCCGCACAAGCCCCTCAATAGTATTACTGGACACCTACCCCTCGTAAGTAATTCAAAGCCCGTGTAGGGCATCTCAGGCTCTTAAATGATGCCACTAGCAACGTATTCCTAGGTATGCAGACAGTAAAGCCCTTCCCGTTTTTAACAGGAAGGGCTTTTGCTTGTGCCTATGTTTTTTAAAGTTTAACTGTAATGCTCTGGGAAGTTTAAGCCCTGCAAAGGAAACCCTTGACTGAATGCGTATGCGTCCCTAGCGATGGCAGCTTCGCGTTCGGTGTCGAAGGAGCCGATGTTTTTTGTCTTGCCGTCGATCTTGCATTGAGCCCTCCACTTCTCACCTCGCTTATCCCAGCTAACACCTCGATAGATCGATGAACAGCCCTCAATCTTTTTCTTATGTGCTTGGTGGTTACTTGCGCTGGTAGCCATGCGGAGATTACTGATGTCATTATTTGTCCCGTTTCCATCAATATGGTCCACATCTGGTAGGTCGTAGAAGTCATCAAGGAACGCCAGCGCAATAACCCGATGCACTAGATACTTCTTGCTGCCAATTCTGACCGACAGATAGCCCGTGCCATTATCGCCGCCAAGTGTCTGCTTGGTCGCCTTATAATACGGCTTCGTGATAGATCCGTCGGAATGGACTGTGATGCTTATGTCGTTGATAGTGATGTCTTTTGATGTCATGATTTATATCTTACATTATTTGGGTTGATCTGTCAAGTAGTCTTTGTTTTATATCAAACAAAGCCCCAGACTCGAATTGAGCTGGGGCTTTTGCTTGCCTAAACACAAAAAAGCCAGCCTCCGAAGAGACTGGCTTTAACACAACACTGTGGCAACCAAACCACTACTATGAATGAAATTTTAAAGGGAGTTGAGAATATCAGCGATAATATCGTCTAACTCTTCCTCGGATGGAATATGGGCAGCTACCGAATCTGGATGGAAGCCAACACCGACTAAAGCTGCTCGCACCATCTCAGTGGCTTGAGTGATATTAACGTCGCCCTCTGTGGACTCGATACTTACTTCGTAATCTGGGTCTGTAATTGTAATTTTCATAATAATTTTGATTGATAATTCGTGCTGCTGGTGGAGTATATACTAGTTTTCGCCAACTGTCAAGGGGTTCTGACAGTTGGCGCTTCTTTTTATTCGACTACAAAAACATTGGCTCCACTTGAGCGAGCTTGCTGCTGTAGACAACACCGCAACCGACAATAGGCTTGTTACTGTATACCTTGCCGTATGCCATTGCTGGGTTAGTATGGTCAACACCGCAGCCCACTTGCATTCCGAAGATGCAGTCATTTTGGTTGGCGTGATATACGACACCAGCTTGTGCGTGTAAGTGACCTTGGACGACCGATTTGAACTCAGAAATGGCGTTCTTGTGTGCTGCCATTGCCCCTCCCTTTCCCTTGTCACCGTGGCGGTAAACTACATCGTCAATAACTAAGTCTGCGTAGCGAGGGTGGATAGTCCAGCCGTCAAGCCCCCAGAGTTCCTCAAACGGCACAATCACCTCATCAGGGAGGCCGACCATGCGAGCCTTACGAGCAGGGAGCGCACTGTGGTTGCCAATCATGTAGTCAACCTTAGGAAAAGCCTTGTGGAGCTTTTGAACCTGCTTGTATGCCTTCTTGAACTCCTCAGCTGGGGATGGCATCGACGGACACTTTTCGTGAAACGAAATACTGTTCCAATCAACCAAGTCGCCAATATGCACAACGCGACCGCAGCCATGTTTCTTGTGGATCTTTTTGAGGAATGGGATATAGCCGTCCAGCATGGCTGGGCAGTGAGTGTCTCCGATTACTAATACTGGTTTATTCTTTTTCATAGTGTTTTTTCTGTTTGTGGATTTAGTTGGTGTTTTGCTGTTAGGAAAGCGTCGCGCCGTCGGCAAGATAGCCAGCAAGCTCGATGTCTGTTGTTAAGAAGGATCTGCCCTCCGTGGTTGACCAGTGATACAGCCAGCTATCCTCACCACAGCTCCCAGCTTCAGTGAGAAACTCAGTGTCCTCTAGTGTTAGATTGAGGCCGAGGCCAGTTAATTTTGTTCCATTTGGATATTGCATAATAT